TAGCTGTAGCTGGATTTCCTAATAATTACAGTATGAATTTTGATTCTGCAAGCGGGGATTATATAAATGCTGGAAGCTCTTTAGATGTAACTGGCACAATAACTTTTTCAGCTTGGATAAATATAGACTCAGCAGCAACTGGAGGAAATATATTATTTAGCTCTGGAACTACATCTGGAAATCATATACAAATAGGATATAATAGAGGAGGTTATGAAGGTAGAATATTAGTTTCTACTACTGCTTCATACTGGGATACTGATAATAGTGTAATGAGTTCTGTGTTAAGTTTAAATACTTGGTATCATTTAGTTGTTACTAAAGTTTGGGATGGCTCAGACAATGTAAATAATATATATATAAATGGTTCTTTAGATTCTTCAAGTCCATCTATAGGAAACTATTGGGGAGCAAACACAACAACAAATACTCTTATCGGTGTTGGTGGTTCAGCATTTTTACAATATAAATATTTTGATGGAAAAATGGACGAACTTGCAGTCTGGAACACAGCTCTAACATCTACACAAGTAGCAGAGATATATAACGGAACAGGAACTAATTTAACTAAAGACTTAACCACAGTATCAGGTTCAAACCTAATTTACTGGAATAGAATGGGAGATTAATTATGAGTACACAGTTTACAAATAGACAATGGCGTTTGCCTAACAATGAGAATAAAGACAAGCAGAGTAACTATTCTATGAACTGTATTCCTAATGCAGCAATAAATATATCATCTCCAGTTGAAGTAGGTATAACAAGTTCATTTTCTTTTTGGTTAAAAAGAACAAATAATACAGCGATTAGTCAGCCTTATAGAGTTGTTGGGAATGGACTTTATGGAATGTATATTTCTTCGAGTGCTATGTATGTAAGATATGGTGGTGCTGCAATAACCATTAACAACACAGAAACTTTAAATGCTATTGCTTTAACTGATTGGGTTCATTGGGTAATAACAAGAGAAGAAGTAACATCAACTACTCAAGATGTTAGATTATATGCAAATGGAAGTTTAGTTTATTCTTTAAATGGAACATTAGGTTTAGGGACTTTAGATTCAAAAGTAGATGTTTTAATGTGGTCATTACAAACTACAGATTTTATGGATGGCTTTGCTATTTTTGACTACGCACTTTCTTCAAGCCAAGTAACAACTCTTTATGGTTCAAGCTCTACTGGTATAGGTAATCCAATGAGTTTATCTCCAAAACCAGTTGCTTACTATCCTTTAGGAGACCAAGATGCTTTTAATGGAGCAGATTATTTAGTGCCTAATAGTTCTCTGAAAGATTATGTTTTTGATTTTGCAAATTCTAATATTGAAGTTGATAGTATAGGAGATTTATTTAGTGGTATTACAAATTTTAGTTTTTCGGGATGGTTTAATTTAACTTCTTTTGTTAGCCAGCAAGTTTTTAACATTTTAGAAGGTAGTAATTGGAAATTTGGAATTAACACATATAACTATCAATTAAGATTTAATGTAAATCCTGGAGTTGCTTATATTGCTAGTTTACAAAATATAACAAGTACAAATACTTGGTTTCATTATGCAGGTGTTTTTGATGGTTCTGGAGCTTCTGACACTGATAGATTAAAACTATATATTAATGGACAACCTCAAACAGTAACATATAGTATTACCACACCAACCTCATTTCCTACATTACTTTCAACTGCTGATATTTCTATAGGTGGTTCTTTAGCTCCATTTAATGGAATGACTGGTAAAGCAAGTAATATACAACTATGGGATACAAATTTATCTTCTACAGAAATAGAAACTCTTTATAATAATGGCTCACCATATACAGGAACGCAACCTCAAAACTCTAATCTTCAGGGCTGGTGGAAATTAAACGCTTCTGCTACTTATGATTCATCAACTACAACTTGGACTATACCTGATGACAGTACAAACTCAAACGATGGCACAAGCTCAGGAATGACACAAGCCAATTTAGTACAAAGTGATTTAAGTTTTACAAGTGGTTACTCTCCTTATGCTTTAGATTTTGATGCTGCAAGTAGTGATTTAATACAAATTAATAACGGAAGTTCTTTGACTAATGGTTTTTCTGAATTAACTGTTTCTATATGGGCTAATTTTTCTTCTAATTTAAGTCAACAGCAAATAATAAGTAAAGATGATACTTCTCAAAGAAGTTGGATTTTAAGAAAATTATCAAGTGGAGTAAATTTTTTAGTTTCAACTGATGGTACAAGTGCTTCACAAACTTTATTTTATCCTTCAAGTAGTATAACTATAGGTAAATGGTATCATTTTGTTGGTATTTATGATGGTTCTAAATTACTACTTTATGTCGACGGCGTTTTAATAGATGACTCAGTTAGTTTAACAGGAAGTTTACCAAGTACAACATCAGGACTTTTTATAGGTTCATATGGCTTTAATAACAATACAACTTTTGATGGCTCTCTTTCAAACGCTTCAATCTGGAACACCGCTTTAACATCTGCGCAAGTAACAGAAATTTATAACGAAGGCGTACCATCTAACCTAAACAACCATAGTGCCTATTCAAACTTAGTAAGCTGGTGGCAGTTGGGAAGTAATAGTTCTTTTAATACTAACTGGACTGTATTAGATGAAAAAGGTAGTAACAATGGAACTTCTACAAATATGGGAGAGGATGCTATAGTAGATGGTGTTGGTAGTTATGCCAATGGTTTAAGCTCTGGAATGGGAGGAGATGAAGTTATAGGAGATGCTCCGTTTTCAGATGCAAATTCTCTTAGTGTGAATATGGACGTTTTAGACCGCGTAGAGGACACGCCGTCGTGAAGTTAAAATTTTAAAATAAATAAAAATGAATAGTAAAAGTTATATAGTAATTAGTCTAAATGATACGGATAGCGTGCTTTTTTCTCAGGTTTCACAATCTTCTGCACAAAGTATGAGAAGAAACTTAGCAAACACTCAAGGTTTATTGAGCTATAGTATTACACCAAGTTTTATTTCAGATGGTTCTGTAGTGCCTGTTGGTGATGTTATGAACCAAACAGAAGCTCTTGAATTATTGCAAACCTCTGCTTGGAGTGAGCCAATACCAGAAGAATGAGAAAAGCTACAATATTAAAAAAATACAAGCCTAAGAAAAAGCGTAAAGGAATCCACGCTAAGACTAAAACGTCTACGACTAAAGGTTCTAAATTGTATGTAAAGAAGTATAATGGACAAGGTAAATAGTATAAAAATGGATGACCACAGTTTATTAATAGCTTTAATTTCAGCTTTAGGAATTAAAGAAATTTGGAACATAATAAAGCAGAAAATAGACATAGGAGATAAAAGAGAACAACGCCAGGACTCTTTACAAGCCCAGGTCATAATGCAATTAAAAGACAAAATAGAATCTTTAGAGTCTAGAATTGATGTGTTAATACAAGAAAATACACAACTAAGAGAAAAACTTGCAAGAGTTGAGGAGCGTTTAATACTAAACGCAAAAAAAAAAGTCAATAGAAAAATAAAAAGAGATGAGGGAAATTGATAAAATTATAGTTCATTGCTCTGCTACAAGAGAAGGTCAAGACATACCAGTTGAAACTATTAAGAAATGGCATGTTGAAGGACGTGGCTGGTCAGACATTGGCTATCATTTTTATATAGAATTAGATGGCACTATTAAAAAAGGTAGAGACATACAAAAAATTGGGGCTCATTGTTCAAAAAATAATCGTAGTTCAATTGGGATTTGTTATTGTGGAGGAGTTGAGGCAGATGGTAAAACACCTAAAGACACTAGAACAGAAAGTCAAAAAGAAAGTCTATTACATGTACTTAAAACATTAAAAGCAATGTTTCCAGAGTCTACTATTTACTCACATAATGAGTTTGCAAATAAAGCCTGTCCATCATTTGACGCTACAAATGAGTATAAAGATTTATAAGTGAAGAAACTAAAAGACACTAAAATAGGATTATTACTAAAAGAAAAAGCACCTAAAATTTTAGATTTAATTGGAGATGTTTTACCTTCTAGTGGTACTATGGGAATATTAAAAAACATTATTTCTAAAGACCCTGACTTAACACCTGAAGAAAAAAAAGAACTACATAATAGAGTTATAGAACTATATAAACTAGAAGTAGCAGACAGAGACTCAGCTAGAAGCAGAGAAGTAGAAATCTCAAAGGTTAGAAAGTTTGATTTTATGTTTAATTTAACTGGTTTAGTTGGGTTAGGAACTTTTGTTTTTTTAGTTTATTGTATTGTTTATATTACAATTCCAGAGAGTAACGAGAAAACATTTTACACTCTAATAGGTTTATGTGAGGGGATTGTTCTTTCTATTTTTGGTTTTTACTTTGGAAGTATAGCAAAAAAGTAAATTAAATATTTTTATTATATTTACAAAAACCAACACTAAAGAATTTTGAAATCTCATAATAAAAGGTGGAAAGACAAAGGTAACCCACGCTACAGACTAAACCAAGACGAAGCAGAAATAATAAACAACTACAGACGAGCCATTCAAGAATGTGAAAAAGAAGGGTTAGACCCTCAGACTTTACATAGTGGATGGATTAAGAATGACAACGCTAGTCTATATTTTAAGCAACCTAAACCACAAGAAAAAGACTTTAAGAAACTAGCTAAAGAAGTTATAGAAGAGGCTAAACAGTATTCCCCTAAATACCCTAAACTAAATTATAAGAAATATACAGACGGACATTTATTATTTATGTGTCCAAGTGACTTGCATATAGGGAAACTCTGTAGGTCTTTTGTAAGTGGTGAGGAGTATAACAATCAAATAGCAGTTACAAGGGCTTTAGAAGGTGTTAGAGGATGTTTAGCAAAGTCTCAAGGGTTTAACATAGATAAGACTATTCTATTACTCTCAGGAGACTTATTACATGTAGATAATTTTAACATGACTACTACAAATTCAACCAGACAAGATAGTGATGGTTTGCTAAGTGACCATTTTCTAATAGCAAAAAGGTTGATGGTTGAAATAATAGAAATGTTGTTACAAGTCTCTAAGGTTCACGTAATGTTTACACCTGGTAATCATGACAATACTGTGGGGTGGATGGTTGCAGAGTTGTTAGCTGCATGGTTTAGGCATAATAAAGCTGTTACTTTTGATGTTAGTTTGCAGATGCGTAAATACTACAAGTACAAAAACAACTTAATTTCTTCGTGTCATGGTCATAAAATTAAGGCTGACACGTTACCAATGATAGTAGCTGACGAATGTGCAGACTGGTCTAGCACTAAATACAGATACATGTTTACTCAGCACATACATCACAAAGTAAGTAAGCAATATCCAGGACTCTGGGTGGAGTCTCTTATGTCAACGTCAGAACAAGACTATTGGCATCACACCTCAGGCTATCAAAGTTCAAATAACAAAGCTATAGAAGCATTTTTATTTAGTGAATTTGGACAAATTGCTAGAATAACACACCTCTTTTAACAATCGTTTGTTAATAAAGTTTCTTTAATTTGTATTTATATTTATAAATATATTTATATATTTGACTAAATTATAAAATTAAAATATGTCAGATTTAAAATATACTATGAGAACATTTTATGTTCCAGCAGACAAATTAGAAACTCTAGTAAAATTTCAAAATAAATGTAAAGAGTTAGGACATAAGTCTTATTCTAAGGTTTTACTAAAACTTATGGAGGACTTTAATGATGGATAAATACGAGTTTTACTACAGGCAGAAACAAGAATGGGACTATTGGCAAGCTAACCAAAGACACAACTTTTTAAGTGACAGACTTCTAGCTATTATAAGTCAGGTCCAATGGAATAAAGGTATTTTAAAAAGAGTCAAACTTAGTGACAATGACCTAGAAATCCATCAAAATAGATTTAGTAATTTAATAACTGAGGTTGTTAAAATATCTATTGAGCTAAAAGAATTAGCTATCAATTACAATCCAAAGAGGATGAAACAATTAATAATAATATTAACCAAAATTAAAAATCACAACAATGAACCAATTGAAAACAGTTGACATAAAAGGTAAAGCCTACGTCACAGTAAACGAGAGAATTAAATATTTTAGAGAAAAATTTACAGGATATTCAATGACCTCAGAAATAACTCACATTAACGATAATGGAGTAATAATTAAAACAACTATCAAAAACGATGCTGGAATAGAAGTAGCTTCTGGACATGCACACGAAAAGCAGAACTCTACTTTTATTAATAAGACTTCTTTTATTGAAAACTGTGAGACTTCAAGCTGGGGTAGATGTTTGGCTAACTTTGGAATAGGAGTAGATTCTAACGTAGCAAGTGCAGACGAAGTAGCTAACGCAATTAAAAACCAATAAGATGAAAGAATTTAAAATAAGATGTTCTGCTATTGGTAAAATAATGACCAATCCTAGAAGTAAAACGGAAACACTATCTAAAACAACTAAAACTTATTTAGAGGAGTGGAGTAAAGAGCAAATTTATAACCGTAAAAAAGAGGTATTTAGTAAGTACATAGACAAAGGAAACGCTGTAGAAGTAGAGTCTTTAGGTTTTATTTCTAAAGAATTAGACATTCCTAGTTTAGTAAAAAATGAAGAGTCTTTTGAAAATGGCTTTTTAACAGGAACTCCAGACGCTATTTTAGATGAATATATAATAGACGTGAAAAATAGTTGGGATTGTTTTAGCTTTCCTCTATACTTTAATAGTGTACCTAACAAAGACTATTACTGGCAAGCTCAGGGCTACATGGCTTTAACTGACATAGACAGGTATAAATTAATCTATACACTAATGGACACACCTGAGGAGTTAATTCAAAGAGAATACTTTGGAGACGAAAGCACTGATTTAGTAGAGTTTGCTAGTAAATATAAATATTCTAATATAGACTCTAGATATAGAATTAAAGTGTTTGAAATCTATAGAAACGAAGAGGACATAAGAAAGATTTATGACAGAGTTGTAGAGTGTAGGTCTTATTTAAAAAGCCTTTGGGTAGACTTAAACTTTTAGATTATGAAAAAATTTGCTATAATTGGAGGATTAAGTTTAATGACTGCTGGCACTACTAGCATGTTATGGCACAAACAAAAACTAAATTTTAACCCTAACACATTCGCAATAGCTACGGGAGGTTTTTTTGTAGCTGTAGGAATAACCTATAAATTTTAATTATGAAATATAAAAACACTGACTATATATATTATAAATCAGAAACTAAAATTAGATTTGATTTTTTAAAAGTAATGCCTGTATATAAATGGCAATATTGTCATGAGGTTTTAGTAAAACAAAAAGGCATTTATTGTGATGGCTGTTTTACTCAATTTTTAAAAGAGTTTGAACTTTATGGAATTAATACAGATGAAATAGTTAAATTAAATTGTTTGGAAAAAACCCAAAAAAACAAACTAATAAAATTAATTGAAAGACTAAGGAAAGAAAGTAAAAAGTCAACTTCTGAGACTTGGTTAGTATAAAAATAATAAACAATAAATAAATAAACAATGGATAAAAAACCAACAATCTACTGCGGAGGCGGTAAAAAAATGAATGATAACTGGATGACTGTTACTGTTCATATTGATAAAGTAAAAGAACATGTTTTTGATTATAAAGGAAACAAGTATCTTAAATTAAATGTAAACCTAAAGGACCAGCCTGACCAATACGGAAAAGATGTGTCTTTAAGTGTTAACACATACAACCCAGAAGAACAAAAAGAGACTAAGCCAGTGGCAGAGGTTTCTAATAGTTCTGATGACTTACCCTTTTAAGTTATATGAAAGAGTCAAAAGTCTTGAAGGCATTGGGTTTGAGTTGGTTAGATATACAAAATATGTTAACAAACGGAATGACAATGCCTGAAATTGCTAAAAAATATAAAATAACTTATATTAGTTTAGTACAAGCCTATAGAATCCAGAAAAAGGATTTTAAATATATTGACTACAAACAACCTAAAAAAGAAGTAGAGGACATTAAAATAGTGTCCTCTAGTTTCGATAGGTTATACACTGAAGAGTCATTAAATGAAAATGAGTTATTAGCCTTTTACAAATACGAACAAAAAAACAAAGCATATTTTGACTTTAATTAACAATCATAAACAAATTAAACAAGTCGTAGACTTCACTGGTTTACAAAATGGGTTAATACATCCTACTGACATAGACGCTGTCTTAGAGTTTGACAATGATGTTTTAATAATTATAGAGTTAAAATATAAAAATGCTGAAATACCTACAGGACAAAGGTTGGTTTTAGAAAGAATTTGCAATTCATGGCACACAAAAAAGTCAGTAGTTTTAAAAGTAGAACACGACTTTAATGTAGAAAATGAAGCAATACCTTTAGACAGTTGCACAGTAACTAAAATTTATTATAATAGTAAATGGCATAATAAAAATATTAATTTAGTTGACCAATTAAACAACTTAGGTAAACATTTTAACTGCAACAAACTACAATTTAATACAAACAATGAGCAAAGAACTACCCTATTTTAAAGCGTTTCCTAGTCAGTGGCTAGGAGGTGATATAATGTATTTATCTAAAGAGGACAAAGGGTCTTTTATAGATGCCTGTTTTCACTACTGGAATAAAGATTGTTCAATGACCTATATTAAAATGGCTAGGCGAATTGGTCAAGATTCTCTAGACGTTCTAATAGATGAGGGAATGATTGAAAAAAAGGACAACCAAATTAACATAAAATTTTTAGATACACAATACAAAGAAAGAAAAGAACAATATTTTAAACGAGTCGAAGCTGCTAAAAAGTCAAAGAAAAAAACTACATTTAGTGACCCAATACACAAAAATACTGACTCATTAAAGAAATTTTTAAGCACAATCAATGATACTAAATAAAGGCTACGGACTAGACTACGCTATTAAATACAAAAACGGAGAGATTAAAAAAGGTCTAGGAATAGGCTGTCCAATTACTGACAAGTATGTAAGATTTAAAACTGGTCAAATGGTAGTAGTTTCTGGCTTTCCAAATGTTGGTAAAACTTACTTTTTTATTTGGTATTTACTTTGTCACTCTATAAATAACAATTTGAAATGGTGTGTTTGGAGTGGAGAAAACTCTCCAGAACTATTAAAAATTAGTATGATTCAAATGCTAACAGGACAAAAAGTTGAGGACCTAACTGAATCAGAAATTAAAAAACAAATAGAAATCATTGACAGTTACTTTAAATTTGTAGACAATAGAAAGTTATACACTGCTGGAGACCTTTTAAATATATTTGCTAAAGAAGATGTAGACGGTTGCTTAATAGACCCTTACACTGGTCTAAATATAGAAAGAGGTGGTAAGCTTGGACAGTTTGATAGAAATTATTTATTCTGTAATAATGTTAGAGAGTTTTGTAATAAGACTGGAAAGACAGTTTATATTAATACACATCCAATAAGCGAAGCAGCTAGAAGAGTCTACAAGCCTGGACATACTTTAGAGGGCTTCGTCCAGCCTCCAAAGTCTAGTGATATTGAGGGAGGCATGGGGTTCATAAATCGAGCTGACGATGTATATGCTATTCACAGAATGGGCAACCATCCAGAGTTTAAAACAATGACAGAACTACATGTTCAAAAGGTTAAAAATGTTATGACTGGAGGAGAACTTACTACACTAGATGAACCTTTAAGATTTAATTTTTACAATGGTTATTATACAATTGGAGGTAATAATCCACTAAAACACATACAAAATGGATGAATTAGATATTATTTTAAGAAAAAATAGACTAGATATAATGATTATTAAAGCTAGTGCTGAAGTTGAAAAGAATAATAATAAAGTAAAAAAGGAAGGTCTAGAAGTTTTAATGGATATACTAGAACTTATACACGATTTACAGCACGAAATTAGACAAAACTATAAAGACATAGCTAAACTTAAATATGAAAATGCTGTAGCTTACAAAGAAAACGCTATAATAAAATCAGAATTTTCTACCTACAAACACAACTTAAAAAAAGCAGAATTAGAATCTAACAAAAATGAATAAAATTTATTTTCTTATATTAGCGTCACACATCACAGTTTTTTTTTGTGGTTGTGTATTTAGTTTATTAATCGAAAAGTATAATAATCAAAATGAAAAAAAGGACTTTAAATGAATACAGACAAACAAAAGACGCAGACTATAGCCATCCTTATAATAGCACTGACGGTAGTATTAATTTACTCTGTAGGATATATCCTAATGACGCTGAGTTAGGTAAAATTATTAGAAAACATTTTCAAAAATTATGAAGATATTAAATTTATATGCTTGCTTAGGTGGTAACAGATACAAATGGGATGAGGTTACAGATGTAGAAGTTACTGCTGTAGAATTAGACCCAGAAGCTGCAAGATTATACCAAGAAAGGTTTCCTAATGATACTGTAATAGTTGCAGATGCACATCAATATTTATTAGACCATTACAAAGAGTTTGATTTTATATGGAGTTCTCCTCCTTGCCCAACGCATTCCAGGGCAAGGTATTGGGCAATTGGAGCTAATGGAAAAAACCCAACATACCCAAACTTAAATTTATATGGTGAAATTCTTTTATTAGATTATCACTTTAAAGGAAAGTATGTAGTTGAAAATGTAATTCCTTACTATGAACCAATGTTAAATCCAAAAAAAAGAGGAAGGCATTTATATTGGACTAATTTTAATTTACCAAATAATTTAAATGATAGAAGATTTAGCATCAGTCAAACAAAAAATGAATTAAATGCTTTATCAGAATTTCATAATTATAATTTTACTAAATATAAGGGAAACCAAAGTAAAATTAAAATTGGTCGCAACCTAGTAGACTATGAAGCTGGTAGAACAATATTAGAAACAGCAGTAGGAATAACAAGAAAACAAAATATAAACCAAACAACTATATTTGATGAATGCAAATCAGAAAGGCAAGCGTTTTGAAAGAGACGTGGCTAAACAACTAAATAAAAAGTTTAATACTAATGTAAGACGCACCCCTATGAGTGGTGGAATGAGTATTAAAGGAGACATTATAGACATTAATCCAGACTCTGTTTTATTTGACTATCATTGGGAATGTAAGAACCAAGAAAAGTTAAACATCTGGAAAGCCTTAGAACAGGCTAGAAGTGACAGACCAATGGGTAAAATTCCTGTTGTAGTGTTTACTAAGAACTTTGAGAAAGACTATGCCTGTTTAGAATTTGAGGACTTTATGAATTTATTATTAACAATACAACAACTACAAGATGAAATCAACACTAAAAAAGATAGCTGAAATAATCAAAGACTACAAACAAACTGACGTATTTGATGGTAACAGCTTAAATAAACAACTAAAAGAATTGACAGCCTATCTATACTATATAGAAACTATTAGAACTAAAGCACACAAAGACTATGAAAAAGTCATACACGATAGAGTGAAAGAGGGTTTTTCTGTAGCTAGAGCTACTAATGAGGCTAATGTAGAAGTCCCTGAGATGTATGAACTTAGAAGATTATTAGAGTCTGGCTATAGAGTTATAGATGCAATGAGAACAAACATAAGTTTTCTTAAGTCTGAAATGTACAACGTAACAAAAGAATATTAATGGACAGAAAGCTAATTAAGAAAATAGAAAACTTTATATTTTGGATAGGTAGAGAATATAATGTCGTAGAGTTAGAGGACTTTAAACAAGACATTTTCATGATTCTACTTAACAAGGGTGAAGACTTTATTATCCAATTAGACAAAGAAAACTCTATTAAGAAATATGTTTATAAACTTTGCCTCTATCAAATAATTAGCGAGCGTGGACAATACAGAACTAAATACTATTTACCTAGTCAATTTAGTAGCATAGAAGACATAGAAACCTACTCTAATAGTTGTTTTAAAGATGAGGTATTAAAAGACCTTATTGACTCTTTAGATGGTTTAGATAAAATAATGATGGAACAATTATTGATTTGTAGTGGTAATAGAAACTGTTTAGCTGAAAAAAGCGACATTCACCGTAACACAATACAATATAAGTTCAAAGAATTAGCAAACAAGATAAAACAAAAATGGACATTAAATGAATTCTATAGTTGACATATTAGTAATAATTACCATAGCTACAACATGGGTAGACTATGCTAGACCTTTGATTAATAAATGGGACTACAAGCCTTTTAACTGTAGTTTTTGCCTTACCTTCTGGCTATCATTAATTTATTTTTTAATAACTTTAAACCCAATAATATTAATAACTCCGTTAATTTTACGTATAATTGAAAGACGATTGCTATGACAATAGAAGAAACCATAAAACTATATAACAAAACAAGTGCCTTTCCTGGCTCTGTAGACATATCCTTTTTAAGAAACAACTTAGAACCAATACTAAAAGAATTACATCCAGACATGAAAGTGAGTTGGGCTTGTAATAGTTGCGTAAAAAACCAAATGCAAATCTTATTTAATTGGCTTACTGAAAAAGAAGCTAAGGAAGTTAAACAAGTAAAAAAGAAAAAGAATGCCAAACGAAAGAGAACTACTAAAAAGTGATTTTAGCTATGGTTATTATATAGACGATGAGGGACTTTATTTCTACTCAGAAATGAATGGGGAAGTCTACCAGTGTTTTGACATTAATGGGGTTGCCTCTACAACTTTTGATTTTGACGCAGATTATAGAATATTAGAATTAGCATACATACACGAAGAAAATGGATTGGATGATTTTGGAGAAAACTAAAAAAGAAATGTTAAAAAGGAGATTAACATATAATAATAAAAGAGTTTATATTAAATCATTAAGTAGCAAAATAGCTATTGTTAGTCATACTGAGGAAGGTAATTATAAACAATTTAAAGTTAATATTGAGGACCTAGTAGAGTTTAAATGAAACTAACACCTAAAGAAATAAAAGAACAAAAAGCTAAGTTTGGAAGTAAAGCTGTAAATTACTTTGTTAGGTTTATGGAAGCTAAAAGAAAATGGAGGAGACTTCCAGACTACTTTATAAAACAAGTTATAGACAATAGCGAGAAACTATGAATAAGCTAACACCTAAACAACGTAAATTTGCTGAGGAGTATGTCAACACTGGCAATGCGTCAGAGGCTTATAGACGGGCTTATAATGTTAGCGAAACAACTAGTCTGGACACTATTAAAGTAAACTCTAGTAAGCTGTTAGCAGATACTAACATAATACTAACAGTCAAAGAGTTACAGAAACAAGAAGCAGAAGCCTTTCAAATAACACGTAAGGAAGTAGCTGAGGGCTATTTTAAGATGATTAAAAGTTGGGAATATCTAATGGACCTAGCAGCAAAAGAAAACCTCACAAAAGAGCAGAAAGCTAAATTCTATTTACTTAAAGAAATGGTCAAGGGTTCTGACTATAGAGGTGCTTATGATTCTATAGCTAAGATGTTTGGGCTAAATGCACCAGACAAACAAGAGATTGAATCCACAGTTAATAATATTAATATCAACATAAAGCGTGGAAGCGACTGAAATATTCGAGCGTAATTATGACAGTCAGTCTAAAATCGTAATAAATAGAGGAGGGACTAGAAGTTCTAAAACCTGGTCGTTAAATCAATTATGTGCATTGTGGTTAATTAGTGGCAACTATGGAGATGGTAAGTATTGTCATGAGGGTGTATGGACCACAGTTAGGAAATATAGGACAAATTTAGATGGTACAGTAATTAGAGACTTTGAGGACATTTTAAAGGCTGAGGGTTGGTATTCTGGAATTGACCATAACAAAACTAAGAAACAGTATAGATATGGAAAAAGGTTAGTAGAGTTTATAGGTGCAGATGACGAACAAAAGCTAAGGGGGGCTAAAAGAAATATACTTTACTGCAATGAAGCCAATGAGTTAGAATACAAACAAGAGTTTTTTCAGTTACTAATGAGGACCGAGAATAAGATATTCCTAGACTTTAACCCAGACGATGAACAAATATGGATTAATCAGGAGCTAGAAATAAAGCGTTCTAATGAAGTAGGAGACGTTGAGGTTATAGTAAGTAACTACAAAAACAATGCGTTTCTACCTAAGTCACTAATAAAAGAAATAGAATACCTAAAACAAACAGACAAAGAGTTCTGGAAGATTTATGGACTTGGTGAATATGGAAATATAAGTGGTTTAATATACGAGAATGTCAAGTATGTTGATAGTATGCCAGATTGTAAGTTAGTGGCACATGGATTAGATTTTGGCTATTCAATAGATAGTTGTGCAGCTTTGTCAGTTTACCGAAAAGATGACGAACTATATTTAAAAGAGTTAATCTATGAAAGAGAATTGACTAATCATGACATAGCAGAAAAGCTAATTCCTATTATTGGTAGAGAAGAGTTAATTTGTGATAGTGCAGAACCTAAGTCAATTGAGGAACTATATAGACTAGGACTAAACGCTAAACCAGCAGCTAAAGGAAGAGACAGTATTCTAAACGGAATAGACATTCTTAAACGCTATAAAATCAATGTTGTTAATAGTAGTAACCTTAGAAGAGAGTTTAGGATGTATAAATGGGCAACTGACAAAAACGGAAATAGTCTTCAAAAACCAATAGGACAAGACCATTTAATGGATGCTTTGAGATACGTGGCATTAATACATTTAAAAGAAAATAATCGAGGTTGGTATGCAATAAGATAATTTATTATATTTGAATGATAATTAATAAATAACTAACTCAATGCGTTAGATTAGCCAATGTTTATTAAATTACGTTTTGGGAATTGGGAGTGGTCGGCAAAAGAGCGTCACTCCCTTTTTATTTACAGGAAAGAAAAGAGCAAATGCTGAGCAAATGCTATGCAAATGCTGAGCAAATGGGGTTATATAAGATAAGATAAGATATTTATCTTATTATTGATATATACTAATTCATAAACTAGATAATTAAATATATTAGTTTTAAGACACTATAAATAGTTAATGTATATAAACATATATAAAAAGTATTTAAGTTTCTTAGAATTGATTTAAATACTATTCTCATCCATTGTGAGTTAGTATTTTAGTTAGTGTTTAGTTGTTTAGTATTTTACTTTAAATTATTTAACAGTCGTTTAACGTTCGTTCAAACGTTCGTTTAACCATTAAGAATAAGACAAAATAAAACAATAATAACATTATAGAAAAATTAAACAATAAAAAACTAAATAACAATTATAGCACGCTTTAGCACGCTAAATAGCACGCTTTGTTTTTTTACTATTAAAATCAAGTGGACTTTAAGTGCACTTCAAGTGGACTCTAAGCATATCTATTCTATTATTTTTTATTCTATTCTTTTATTTAATTAAGTAAATTATTTATTTTAGTGTTTTGTTATTATTTAAAAATTTGTTATATATAGAATTATGGAAATTACAATCCCAACAAAGTGGGAAGATGTTACAATAGGAAACTACATCAACCTAAGACCAGTATTAAACTCTAAACTAAACCCTATAGAAAGAGTAATAAACATTCTAGCAGTCTTAACAGGACAGAAAAGAGATGTAATAAAGAATATTAGTTTAGACCAGTTTAAGTCTATTAAAAAGAAAATGAGTTTCTTAGAGACTGAATTACCTAACAAACTAAAAGACAAAAGATTTAAGATTGGTGGTCAATGGTATGAGTTTAAAGTAGATGCTAAGAAGTTATTATTTGGAGAGTATATTAACAGTATGGAGATATTGCAAAATGCTCAGGATAATGAGGAAGCAATATTTAACAACTTGCATCATATACTAACTACTATTTGTAGACCAGTTAAAAAAACTTTGTTTGGTTGGAAACATATTAACGTAGATAGTGAGATACTTAGAAAGACAGCAGACAACTTTCTAAACAACATGCCAATGACAATAGCTTACCCAATAGGTGTTTTTTTTTACACTCACTCGGAGGACTTAACAAAAGTTATAAAAACTTGTTTGATGGAACAAGCCGAGAAGATGACGAAGGAAGCAAGGGAGGAACTGGATTTAGTCAACGATGGGGATGGTGGCACACCTTAGACAATTTGACTAATAGTAGGATAGACAAATGGGATGAGATACTAAACTGGGATATAACTAAAGCTCTAAACATAGTAGCTTATTATAGTGATAAACAAAAAATGGAACAACAGGTCCAAAGAGAAATGAGACAAAAGTATAAACATAGATAATGGCAGACCAATTAGACATATTTGGTTTTGATGTTGACCAGTTAGAGGAAGTTAAAATAGACAATCCTACTACATTAAGTCAGGTGTTTAATAACATTGCTGCTGACATGGTTTATTGTTTACAGCAATCAGTCCAAAAAGAGGGGTTAGTCTATAAAGGTAGTTTGCAGAAGTCTATAAGAATGCCTGTTAAAATGTTTGGATTTAGAATGGTTGCTACATTATATCTAGCTGACTATTACGATTATCTTAATAAAGGTGTTAAAGGTATTGGAGGGACTCGTAAATATAAAAAAGGAGTAAAGCTAAATGTTCCAGAACCTTGGGTTATTAAAGCACCTAACAGCCCTTATGAATTTAAGAAAGGTCCTAGCGTTAGTCATGTTAGACAATGGGCTAAAAGTAAAGGACTAAACGAATATGCTGTAAGAAACTCTATTGCTAGAACTGGAATTAGACCTAGATACTTTTTTGATAACTGTATGCAAGAGACTTTCTATGGTGAGGCTTTTAACAAGTTTAAGACAGATATTAGAATAGTATCTGGAGAGAGAATAGCAAAAGGATTAAAAGAAATATTAAAGAAATGAGTTTAGAAATTAAATATCTACCACAACAATTTAGAACAGTCTACAATCCTGTAGAGGTTGTATTATATGAAACCAACAACACAACTAGAAACTACACTGGATTTGCTTATTTGATTGATGTTAAGGATGGTTCTACTACAGTAGGCAGATTAAAAGTTCCTCCAACTACTCAAGGTTTTGGAAGATTTGACATGTCTGGTATTATGGAAAGTTATTTATCTAGTGATTTAGGTTTGTTAAATGGAACTAATATAGACTCTGTTTATGACAATACTAACTCCTATAAAGACTTTACTTTAGAATTTGGATGGGTGCATTATAACACAGGTTCGGCAACTTATGACATTCCACAGACTGTAACATTCCCAGATAGTTCTACAGGCACTTCTTATGACTTACTAACTTTTAATGGTAGTTTACCAAGATATAGAAGAGACGTAGTTAATTTCTATGATTGGCAATCTTTAAACTATTTTAGGAATTATACAGCAAGTACAGTAGATAGAAAGTTTTTGACTAACTCTGTAAATGGTGGTTCTGTTAATAATCCTTATAATCAAAAAGTAATGTTAACAGATGAGGGTTATTTATATGCTTTGTATGACCATGCAAACTTCCCTTTAACTGAAGTTAATATTAGAATACTTGACATTGTAAACAACACAAGAGATGTAATATTGTCTCTACCAACTGGATTAAGTTCATTTAAACATTTAAGAATCCCATTTGCTCCATATACTCTAAATAAAATTAACTCTACTTATTTAACTAGTGGCAGTCAACCAATTATAGGGACTGAGGATGTTTCTTATAAAATATTTTTATCTGACTCTAGTGGTAGGGCTACACAAGAATTCTTTTTTAACATAGACTCAGAATGTAGATTTGAACATAGGAGGCTAGAGTTTTTAAATAGTTTGGGTGGTTTTGATTATTTTAACTTTACTAAAGTGTCAAGACATACAGAAGATATAGAAAGAAAGTTTTTTCAAACTACTCCAAATGACTTAACTTCTACAGGTGCTATAGACTACTCTATATCTAATAGAGAAAAGGTCCAATACTATACTAAGTCAATGCCTAAAATAAAACTAACTTCTGACTGGGTTGACTATAATACTTATAATTGGTTGTTAGAACTTATAGAAAGTCCTGAGATTTATTTAATGGATAGCTATACAGCACCGTCAGGGAGTACAGAAATTAGAAGAATCCCAGTTAAAAACATTGAAGGTAATTGGGAAGAAAAGATTTCTAGTGTAGATAAAGTATTTAATTTAGAAGTGAATTTAGAGTTTGGTATTAACAATTTTAGACAGAGATTTTAATGGAAGAAAAATTAACAGAATTTGAAAAGATGTTAAGGGAGTTAGAAAATAAAGCAGTTCCAGAAAGAACATGCAATATTGATGACGAAAACTGTGAAAGCTGTAGCGGATAATGGTAAAAGAGGAACTATATATCAATGGAGAAAATGTAGAGTTGTTAGAGTCTTTAAACCCTAACTTAACTTTTAACATTGCTGACATTGCAAACCCAGACCAAAGGAAAGCTGACTTTTCTAAGACTATTACTTTGCCAGCTAGTAAAAAGATTAATAAAATCTTTGAGCATATATTTGACGTTAACACAGACTTACAAACATTTAACCCTAATCTAAGGACTGACGTTATTTATTTAGTAAATGGTGAGGTCCAGTTAGATGGATATTTGCAAATAAAATCTATTAAGAATAAGAATAAAGAAATAAATTACGAATGTGTTATTATTGGTAGAATAGGAAATTTTTTTAGTGAACTACAAGAACAGGAATTAACAGACTTAGATTTAAGCAGTTTAAATCATGCTTACACAAAAGCTAATCAAGTTGCAACTTGGAATCTTCCTTTAACAACTGACTATTGTTATCCAATGATTAACTATGATATTAATTATGGTGGTTTAGCAGTTAGCGAGATTTGGAATGTCACAGATTTTTTTCCAGCTATAAAAGTTAAAAAATATATAGATGCTATATTTAGTTCAATAGGTTACACTTATACATCTAGTTTTTTTACTAGTAGTTATTTTAATACTTTAATTATTCCTTTTTCTAGTAAAGATTTTAAACTGTCAGAATCGGCTATAAATAATTTAATATTTAGTGCAAGTAATCCAAAATTCTTAGGAACAGGAACTGGCTCTAGTAGTTCTTTTAACGGTGTCTATGATGACACTACTACATTTCAGAGTGACACAATAGTTAATCAGACTGAGGCTTATGACGCTGGCGGTGTTTATGATAATACTACAGGAGTCTTCACTGCTGGCTCTGCGGCTTATTATAACTTAAATTGTATGGCACAAGTACAAGGAGAATTTAATTCACCTATAGCTAGTCCTACAGTTGGCACTCAATACACTTTAGTCTCTGACATACATGGTAAAATAAAACTAAATAAATATAACTCTAGTGGTGGTTTTATATCTACAATAGATGAACAGTTTTTCGGAATACAAGGTAGTAACACACCAGTCAATCCAAATACAACTATAACAACATCTAGCAACCCTACAACGTCATCTAATGAATATTATGTAGGTTCACTATCTAACCCAGCTTATGTAGTAATAGACAATCTTAACAATGCCTCAACACCAAATAAATTTTATGTAAGTGCTAATAACATATATTTAAATAGTGGTGAAAAAGTAAAACTAGTTGTCGAATATGAATGTAGAGGAAACGATTTAAAACTGTCGACAAATATAAATTTTAACTTCAATCAGTCTAATGTTTTCTGGAAAGACTCAGGTAATAACTTATATGACGCTAGGTCTTTTGGTTTAAACATTTTAAGCAGTTATTTTAATAATGAGGTAGTAAATTCTACTTATGTTGAGGGAAGTACTATAGACATGTCTTCGTCTATTCCAACAAAAGTTAAACAAAGAGATTTTATTAAGTCCTTGGTTAATATGTTTAATTTATATATTCAGCCTAACCCAGATGACGAAAAGGATTTAATAATAGAACCTAGAGACGATTTCTATAATAATGACGTAATTGATTGGAGTGGTAAAATAGATAAAAGCAAAGACATAGAGTTTCTGCCTATGGGTGCTTTAAATAGTAAAGAGTATTTATACACTTATAAAAAAGACAATGACTACTACAATGATTTATATTACAATACTTGGGATGAGGTTTACGGACAAGCTGACTTTATTATTAACAATGATTTTCTAAAAGCAGAACATAAAACAGAAGTTATATTTTCACCAACTCCAAGCGTTGGACAATCTTGGTATGACAGAGTAGTTCCTACTATAATAAAGTTTGACGATAAAAACGGAGTACAAAGAACAGAAGCTAATATAAGGATTTTACAATGGGGAGGCTTAAAAAACACAGACCAACTATGGCTACATAATGACTCTAATGGTAGTACTTTTAAAACAGACTATCCTTATGCTGGTATGTATAATGACCCATATTCACCAACAGAAGACATAGGATTTAATTTAACTAATGAAATATATTGGGCTAATGTTTTTAATAATGTTATAACTTTTAGTAATAATAATTTATACAATAAATACTATAAAAAGTTTATTGAAGAAATTACAGACACTAACTCCAAGATAGTTAATGCTTATTTTTATTTAACTCCAAGTGATATAACTAATTTAAGTTTTAGAAAACAATACTATTTTGAGGGTCAATATTTTAGACTAAATAAAGTAGAGAACTACAATCCATCTAATCCAATTACAAAATGTGAATTTCTTAAAATAAAAGAGGCTACTGTTTTTAGTCCTAGTACACAGACTTCTCATGGTGGAAATCAAACTTTAGGCGGTCAAAGAACTCCGACTTTTGGACAAGGAACAGGAACTTTAACTAATGGAAATAGCGTAGGAAATAGAGGGATAAGTACTACTGGTTCTGATAACTATGTAAGTGGAACTGTTCAAGGTGCAACTATATCGGGTTCAAACAATAGTATATTTTCAGGAGCAAAAAATGTAATTATTCAAGGTGACGGAAACACAGTTAATTCAGGAGTTAAAAATGTACAGTTAATAAACTCTAATAATCAAACAGTAACAGAGTCTAATGTGATGTATATTAATGACGAGATTCAAGGAAACGGAAGTTTTAAAACTGTGTCCGCTGATTTTATAGCTAGTGAAAATATTAGAACCTATTTAATAGACACCGCTGGTGGAAATGTTATAGCTAGATTTGCAGCTATTTATGGAACTTCTTTTCCTTACTTTCCACATATTGGTAAAATATGGACTTTTAAAAAATTACATTCTACTCATCAAGCTATTATAGATGCTACTGGATTATCAACCACTATAGATGGAAATTCTACTTATACACTTAGTGCAAATAATGATAGCATATCAATAATGTGGGATGGTCAACAATTTAATATAATATAAAATGGCAGAAAAAGTAGCTTTAGAAATAGATATAAATGCAAAGGGAGCAACTACCTCACTAGGACAATTAGAGGAAGAAGCGGAAAGATTAAACGAGGAACTAAGAAAAGTTCCTTTAGGGACTAAGGCTTTTAAGGATTTAAAACAAGAGTTAGTAGGTGTTAACAAACAAATTAAAAACACTGAGCTATCTATGGAGGCTTTAGATAATGAACAAGTAGCTTCTGAACTTGGTTCTGTTGCTGGTGCTGTTGGTGACGTTTCTGCTGCTTTTATTCTACTTGGTGGTGGAGGAGGTGCTATTGAGGACACTGTAAGAAACATAGAAAAAGCTATAGGAATCTCCATGGCTTTTAAAGGTGCTATTGAAGGAACTCAATCTGCTATGAAGTTATTTAATAATGTTATTAAAAACTCTACAGCGTTTCAGAAAATAAATAGTGCAGCTACTGTTCTAGCTACTGGAATAATGGCTTTATTTGGTCAGTCTGTTGTAGCTACTTCTGCTTCTTTTAAAATTTTAAGAGGTGCAATTATAGCTACTGGAATTGGTGCTTTAGCTGTTGGGGTTGGTTTGTTGATTGCTAATTTTGATAAGATTAAAAACTCTATAATGGGGATTAGTGACGCTAGTAAAGACTTACAAGAAACCACTAAAGCAACTACAGAACTAAACAAGAAAAACCTAGAGACTTTAAACAACCAAGAAAACATTTTAAAACTACAAGGTAAGACAGAGAGAGAAATTTTAATGATGAAAATTGACGGACAGAAAAAAGTTGTCGAATCATTAAAAGCAGAATTAACAGCACAAAAAGTAGTTAACGAAGAAAAGGTACAAGGTAGTAAAAGAAATCAAAAGATTTTACAGTTTACTATAAAGTTATTATCTGCTGCTCCATTATTGTTATTAAAAACTATTGACTTTTTAGGTGAAGGGGTAGAGAAGTTAATTAACTCAATTACACAAAGTGCAGTAGGAAAAAAAATATTTGGACTAGAACCTATAGACGTTGATTTTGGTTTAACTGAAAAAGCTAATAAATTAATTGAGAAAGCAAGTACTTTAGTTTTTGACCCAGCAGAAACAGAAGCTCAAGGAAAAGAAGATTTAAAGAAACTAGAAGAACAATTACTACAGCAAGAAAATGCGTTGGCTGGTTTCCAGTTGAGAGTTATTGACATGGACACTAAAGCAGCTAAAACTAAACAAGATAAAATTGACAAAATTGAAGCGGATGCTAAATCTAAAAAAGCTAAACAAGACGCTAAAGACTTAGCAGAAAAATTAAGACTAGAAAAAGAAGAGGAAGACAGAAGAAAATTTACATTAGAAGAAAAAGAAAGACTAGAGAATGAATATACTCAAAGTATTTTAAGTAATCAAATACAAGAAGAAAACGCTGTTCATGATAAATATTTTGCTTTAATAGAAGCAGCTAAACAATATGGTGAGGATGTTACAGTCTTAGAAGAAGCTAGAGAACACGAAATAAATGAAATTAAAAAGAAGTTTGCTAAAGAAGATTTAGAAAGACAGCAAGCTGTAGAAGATGCTAAAATAGGTTTGGCTATTGATGGGGTTGACGCTTTAATAAACTTAACATCTGCCTTTGCTAAAGACAATGAAAAGAGTCAGAGACGTGCATTTGAGATAAATAAAAAACTACAAATAGCACAGGCTATTATGCAAACTTACCAAGGTGCAAACGCTATCTTTGCTAGTGCTGCAGCTAACCCAACTACAGTTTTATTTCCAGCTCAACCATTTATTGCTGCTGGAATTGCTATTGCTAATGGACTTGCAAATGTTGTAAACATATCTAAACAACAATTTCAAACTAGTAGTCCTGGAGGAGCTGGACAACAAACTCCCTCTTTTGGTGGAGGCGGTGGAGGCGGAGGAACACCTCCAACACTACAACCAGCTAACACTAGCACACTAGTACCTCAACAACAAACTCAGGTATTTGTAACTGAAACAGATATAACATCAACACAAAACTCTGTCGCTGTAATACAAGGACAGGCAACATTTTAAATAAAAAACAATGGAAGATAAAACAGAATTAATAGAGTTAATAATAGACGAAGAGGATGAGTCTGGAGTGGACTATGTGGCTTTAGTGGACCATCCAGCTATAATGAGTAACTGGCAAGCGTTTCAAAAACATGAGTTTGAAGACAAATATAAAACAGCTTTTAAAATTCAAGATGAAGATAAAAGAATAGTTAGTGGTTATTTTATGAAGGCTGATTTGCCTATTATTAGACTAAACGACCAAAACGAAAAATACTATGTAGTATTTAGAAAACCAACTATTGAAAAGATAGTCAATAAATTCTTTAAGAATAATTATAATTCTAATATTAATTTAATGCATGATATAGACTATAAAGATAATGGAGTCTATGTAATTGAGTCTTTAATTATAGATAGTAAAAGAGGAATAAAAGCTCCTAACGGTTTTGAGAATGCTCCAGATGGTTCATGGTGGGGAAGCATGAGAGTAGAGAATGATGAAGTTTGGCAGATGGTTAAGGATGGAACTTTTAAAGGATTCTCTGTAGAAGGAATATTCGGAGAGGCTAAAGCTACTAAATACCCTACTACTTTAATTAGTAAAATTATTTCAGTAGTTAAGAAATATAAAGAAAAACATTTGTAATTGTTAAAGTACCAATTATTTGTTATATATATAAAAGTATAAATAATATATATTATGAGTGAATTAAAAGAGTTATTCAATGAGATTAAAAGCATTTTTAAGACTGAGGGTGTTGACATTGAAAACGATTCTAAGGAATTTGCTGAAACTACTGAAAACAACGTGGAAGAAACTACTGAAACTGTAAAGGAAAAATTTGAAGATGTAGTACTGGCTGACGGTACTGTAGCTCAGGTTGAGCCTGAAGTGGTTGTAGGTGCTGCTGTAGTTGTTGACATGGATGGTGAACTTTTACCAGCTCCAGACGGTAGACATGAATTATCTGACGGTAGAGTTATATCTACTGAAGGTGGTGTGATTGTCGAAGTTGAGGAAGCTGAGGAAGAGGCTGAGCCAGAAGTAGAAGCAGAATCTGTAGAAGAGGAAGAAATGTCTAGTCCTTTAAGTGAAGCTCAAGAAAGAGAAGCTAAAAAGATTATAGAGTCGATTGTGACTGAAAAAGTTTTCGGAATGGAAGCTACTATTTCAGAAGAAAACAACGAACTAAAAGAAGAAATAAATAATCTAAAAGAGTCTTTTTCTATGTTGCTAAACTTAACAGAGAAAATGTTAGAAGAGCCAACAAAAAGCGAAGTGGTTAAAAGACCATCTAGTTTTAAGGCTTTGAAAAAAGAAAATAAAAAAGACATAATAAGTGTCTTAAAAAGTAAAAATATAATAAAATAAAAATTATGAGTTTTGATGTTTCGGCTTTGGCCGCATATACCGAACAAAATGCAATGGACTTAATCATTAAGTCTGTAGCTGGTGGTAGACTTTCAGAATATGCCAATATACAAGATGGCGTAAAGGGACCTACTACAATTAACATACTATCTAGTGATGTTGTTTTCCAAGCTGATGGATGTTCTAGAAGTGCAAGTGGTTCAACTACTTTGTCACAAAGAACTATTACACCTGGTGCTGTTGCAATACATGAGGATTTATGTATGACTGACCTAGCTGCTAAATATACAGCAGTTATGTTAAAAGCTGGTTTAACTGGTGAAAAAGAAGAGATTCCTTTTGAGGAGTTATACTTCGCTGAGAAGGTTGCTAAATTACAGAAAGCTATTGAAGTAGCTGACTGGCAAGGTGACACAACTTCTGGAAATGCTAACCTATCTAAGTATGATGGATTAAATAAAATTATTGCTGCTGCTACTGCTATTGATGGTAACCCAACGGCTATTACTCAGGTAACTGGTATCACTAACGCTAACGTAATTGGTATTCTAACTGGAATGGCTGAGTTAATGAGCGAGGATATAATGGACGCTGACGATTTAAAATTGTTTGTAGGAATGGATACTTTCTTAAAATACCAAAAAGCTATCGCTGATGGAAACTATTTCCATTATGTTGTAGAAGGTGGATTCAGTTCTGAGCTTCCATTAATCGGTTTCCCTAATGTTACTGTATGTGCAACTCCTGGTCTTTCAGGTTTAGCTACTGGTAACTGTTACTTGATGAGAGCGTCTAATATTTATGTTGGTGTTGACTTACCAGACGAAGAGTCTAACGATGTTAGAAGCTGGTACGATGACAATGACAGAATTTATAAAGTGACTATGGCTTTCAGAAGAGGTGTGAATGTTGCATTTCCTGACCAAGTTGTAGAATTTTTATTAGCCTAAATTTAATGGGGGTTTAATTACCCCCTTTTTAATAACTGTTAGCTGAAACGCTAACTAACTGAAAATCAATTAATTATGTCATGTGTATTAAGTAATGGACAAGCTAGGGATTGCTCAGATAGCTTAGGCGGAATAGTAGAAGTATTAATCTCAGAGAGAGACAATATTACTGCTACTACTGTAGCTAACGGAGACATTTCTGCTATTACGCAATCAGGAGCAACTAATTTCTATAGATATGAGTTAAAGAAAGAGTCAGGTAGTTTGACATCTACAGCAACTGTAGACCAAGCTGGAGGGACTTCTTTTTATGACAATGTAGTAGCTTTCACTATTAACAAAATGAGTGCTGCTAAATCTAACGAAATTAAAATGCTTATGTTAGCTAGATTGTTCGTCATTGTAAAAGATAACAACGGTGTTTATTGGGCTTTAGGGAATGATAATTTTGCAGAAGGTTCGTCTTTAGTTGGACAAACTGGACAGGCTTATGGAGACCCTAACCAATACCAAATAGAAATTACTGACAAAAGTCAGTTCCCATGTTATGGGGTAGAGTCATCTGTGGTGGCTGGTTTAACAATTAGTGCTTAATTGTTCTTTGTTGTATGAAAGGGGGGTGGGTTAAACTGTCCCCTTTTTTTAGTAAATTTGAAATATGTTAAAAAAAGAATACGTAGGAAAAACAGTTCACTTAAAACATTTTAGTGTTTTAGTATGTGAAGAAAATATCCCAACTCTAAAGAAATTAGACATTGATTGGGTTTTTGAAACAAAGAAAAAGAAGAAAAATGATAGTGATAAATAAGAACACTACAACTAATTTTGTAGCAACCTTATTTGAACTTAGTCAACTGACAAACCCAGATTATTTGTTTGAGTTTGAGAGTGACCAGACTAAGACTAAATATTATACTATCATAGCAGACATAAGCACTAATAAAAGTAGATATAACGAATTTAACTTTGTAGAGGGTACTAATAACCCAACAAGTGGAAGTCTGGACCTAGGGTCTCCAGGCTTTTATAAATACAAAGTTTATGAACAAAACAGCACAACAAACCTAGACCCAACAGGACTAAACAAAGTAGAAGAGGGAAAAATGAAATTAATAGACTCAACTTATCAACCGTCATTTACTCAGCATTCAGTTTCACCAACTACAAATGTAGTATATAACCCAGCACAATGAGCGTAAAACTAATCCCATTAAATTTTGGAGGGTATGAATTACCTGAGTTTAAAGAGTCTAAGAAGGGAGACTGGTACGAATACGGAACAGACAGACCTTATAAAAACACTTACCCAGACTACTTAACTAAACTCTATAATGAGTCTAGTAAACATAACCAAATTATTAATAGTAAAGTTAAGTTTATTGTTGGTCAGGGTTTTGTTATAGATGAGAAATTAACATTCACAGAAAAGGCTTATGTTAATGGATTTATAAGACACCCTAATGAAGATGAAAACCTAGACGATTTAATTAGTAAACTAGCTAAAGATAAAAAGGTTTATGGAGGTTTTTGTCTACAGGTTAGAATGTCTAAAAACAATAAGATAGCAGCAGTTAACCACATAGATTTCGCAGATGTTAGAGCAGGTGTTGACAATGACTTGTATTATTATACAGACGATTGGTCCGCAAGAAACCCAAAAAATAATGATGACTTTAAGGTACTACAGCAATTTCCTTACAATGAAGATGCTAGACCTGATGTTGATTATGTTATATATTACAAAGAATATAGACCAGACTTAGGTGCTTATCCACTACCTGACTATGTTTCTGCTATACCTTATTTAGAGTCAGACGCTGAGATAGCTAATTTCACATTAAGTAATATTAAGAACAATCTATCTGCTGGCTATATAATCTCTTTTAAAAATGGTCAACCAAATGACGAGGAGATGGCTGAAATCGAAAGAAGGTTTAAGAATTACGCTACTGGTGCTGACAATGCTGGAAAGCCTTTGCTATCATTTACAGACCAAGCTAGTGACCATCCTGAGATTATGCCAATTCCAGTTAATGGACAGGATGAAAGGTTTATAAATTTAAATAACCAAATAAGAGAAGAAATATTTACAGCTCATGGAATTACTAGTCCTCAGCTTTTTGGTATTAAAGAAAATTCAGGATTAGGAAACAACGCAGATGAGATTGCAGTAGCTTCTCAACTATATCAGAATCTACAAATAGACCCAGAACAAAAAGTATTTAACGAGTTGATTAATTCTATTCTTAACTATAATGGTGTAAATGGTCAACCTGTAAGAATACAGAAAATAGAACCAGTACAAAGATACTTTAGTGAGACTGCTGTTTTAAGTGCTATGACACAAGATGAGTTAAGAGAAAAAATTGGTTTGCCTCCTAGTGATGTTGGTGGCAATAAAGTAGCTGAGGCTATTGGAATATTAAGTCCATTGGTAGCGACTAAGGTTCTAGACAACATGTCTATTGAAGAAATTAGACAGCTTATTGGGTTAAGTGGTAGCTTAACTAGAACTAGCGAAAGTCTTAAAAAAGAATTTACAGACGTAGAGGATGAAATACTATTTAACCAACTAGAAGCAACTGGAATAGATATAGAAGAGATTGAGACAGTTCAATCTTTTGTTAAACCTATTACAAGTTTAGAAGATGCTAGACAATTTGAAACAGAACTTTTAAAGGACTATAAATTTGCTATTGACAGAGTATTGACTGGAGTTGAAAAAAGTATCTTAGACCTTCTTATTGATAATCCTAATATGCCTGTAACTGAAATAGCTGAGGCTTTACAATTACAACAATCTGAGGTTAATGATTTAATATCTGAGTTACAGAATGCTGGTGCTTTAGATAATGATTTTAAACCTACTGAGGATGCTAAACAAAGTATTCAAAGACCAGAGGATGAAACATTTATAGTTTATAAGTATGCTGAAAGACCTGACGCTCCACCAGTACAGACACAGAGTAGACCTTTCTGTATAAGAATGATGGCTTTATCTAGAGTAAAAAGATATACTCTACAACAATTGGAATTATTAACTAATGACTTTGGACAGTCTGGAATAGACATATTTACAAAGCGTGGAGGATGGTATAATAACCCAAACACTGGACAAACAACTCCTTATTGTAGACACATCTGGGAAATGCAAATAGTACGTAAAAAGAAATGAAGTTAAGTAGTTATCAAATATTAAAACAAAGAAAGTTAGCTGCTGAGGCTGAGGCTCAAATGATACAAGATGACTTGGAGGCTTTAGTGTTACAACCATATAGCAGTAGAGCTAAAAACGTAAGAAACGAAATTAAAATTAAACACGATATATAATGGCAGTTTTATTCATATCAGAGCAATACGTAAAGAACACTACTCTCATTGACGAGAATGTAGATGTCAAATTAATTTTGCCAAGTATTAAAGACTGTCAGGAGTTAAGAATCCATCCAATTCTAGGGACTCCGTTCTATGAAGATTTAAAAACTAAGATAACTGCTGGAACTTTAAACAGTGACGAAGTTAATTTATTGGACGTATATATTGCTCCAGCTATGGCTCAATGGACTACTTATGAGTGTAGTACATCAATGCTATTTAAGTATAGAAACAAATCTGTATCAACTAAGAACAGCGAGAACAGCAACCCTATAAGCTACCAAGACTTGCAATATCTTAGAGACGAATGGAAGAACAAAGCAGAAGAAAGAGAAGCTAGGTTAATAAACTACTTATGTGACAATGATAATCTATTCCCTAAGTATAAGGAAAATAGTGACGATTTACATCCAAGAAAAACAGCTTATCAAACTAGTTTTTATTTAGGTGGTTCTAGTTCAAACTTTTGTTGGAGAGACGAATATAGAAATAGTAAAAAATGATATTAACCTATAATCAAATATTAAAAGAGTTTAAGACTTTTGCTACTAACCATAAGCAAATAGAAAACTTTGGCAATGGTGACTTATGGGAAATAGTAGAACATAACCAACTAACAGACTTTAACTATCCTTTGTTTTGGGTAGCTGACCAGCCAGCTAATTTAGGTGATGGGACTTTTACTTGGAATTTTAATGTCATGGCTATGGACCTAGTAAACAAAGACGAGTCTAATGAGAATGATGTCAAGTCTGATATGTGTCAAGTGCTTTTAGATTGTGTTTCATACTTTGAACAAAAGACAGCAACTAGCAATAACGTAGATTGGTTAAAAGTTAACTTAGTTAGGTCAGGAACTTTGACTAGTTTTACAGAAAGATTTGAAGACGAATTAACAGGATGGGGAATGAATATAGGATTTAGACTTCCGTTTAGTTATAATAATTGTGATTTACCAATAGAATAAAGATGGCTATATTTTACAATCCAAATAGAAAAAAAGGTTTATTTTACATCCCATCTGGTGCTACTGGAGGAGGTGCTATTTTAAGAATTGAATATAGTGCTGCTAGATTTTGCGAGGATGGAATAGACCCAATTCCTGGCATAACTGGAGACACTGGAGGAACTTTTTCTAGTACTACTGGATTAGTATTTATTTCTACTTCTACTGGACAAGTAGACTTATCTGCTTCTACTCCTGGAAGTTATGTTGTGACTTATACTGCTCTAAGTTCTGACACTGCTACAACATCAATTTCTATAGATTCTATTCCTGTTGTTTCTGCTGGTGCTGATGTTGCTATTTGTACTGGAAACAGCACTGTCTTAACTGCTTCAGGTGCTACTACTTATTCTTGGTCAACTGGTGAAACTACTGCTAGTATAACTGTTGACCCTACAACAAACACTACTTACACAGTGACTGGATTTAATGGAGCATGTTCTGCTACAGACTCTGTAGACGTTACAGTTTATCCTTTGCCAAGTGTTAGTATTTCAGGAACTTTAACTTATTGTATTGGGTCTAACACAACTTTAGATGCTGGAGCTGGTTTTGCTTCTTATTCTTGGAGTAGTGGAGAAACTACACAGACCATTAGTGCAACTGCTGGTAATTACACTGTAACAGTAACAGACAGCAATGGTTGTTCTAATACATCTGCACAAGTAACAGTTACAGAAACTCCATTAGATGTTGCAACAGTTGTTTATGATTCAAGTTCTTATTGTCAAGTGCCAACAGGTGCTTTAGATGTAGAGGGTTACTATCCACTATATTCTACTGAATCTGCTTCAAATGCAGTAAGTTCAGATGGTACTTCACACAGCCACACATTAGGCGGAACTACTTACTATATGCCAAACGCTGGAATAGTAGTTTATCATGGCACTTATTCTCTAACTGCTACTCCTACTATCACAGGTGAAAGTGGAACATTTAATAGTCCAAGCGGATTGAGTATTGATGCTAATGGTGTTATTGATAAAAATGCTTCTACTGCTGGAACATATAGCGTAGAATATACTACTACTGGAAGCTGTCCAATTACTATAACTAATTCAATAACTATAACCGCTTTAGATAATGCAACATTTGCTTATGGTTTAAGTGCTTACTGTGATAATGTTTCAGACCCAACACCTACTAAAAGTGCTACAGGAACATTTAGTTCTTCTACTGGTTTAATTATTAATACTTCAACTGGTGAAGTTGATTTAGATGCTTCTACTGCTGGTACTTATGTTATTGGTTTTGTAACAAATGGTAGCTGTCCAAATAGTTCTATTCAAACTTTAACTATTAATGCTGCTCCTACTGTAGCTATTAGTGGAACTCTTTCTTATTGTGCTGGTCCTGGTTCAAATACTACACTTACTGCTACTGCTGGATTAAGTAGTTATTTATGGTCAAGTGGTGAAACTACTCAAAGCATAACCGCTACCGCTGGTAGTTATACTGTTACTGGAACAGACGCTAATGGTTGTTCAAATACTTCATCAAGTGTAACAGTTACAGAAACACCTTTAGACAATGCTGGATTTAGTTACTCTGCAAGTAGTTACGAGCCAACAGATGCAGACCCAACACCTACTATCACAGGTTTAACTGGTGGAACGTTTAGCGGAACAACTGGTTTAGTAATTAACTCAACTACTGGAGAGATAGATTTAAGTGCATCAACTATTGCTACTCATACTATTACTTATGATACTACTTCAAGCGGTTCAAGTGTTTGTCCAAATACATCAACTCAAACTGTAGAAATAGCTGTAGCTGGATTTCCTAATAATTACAGTATGAATTTTGATTCTGCAAGCGGGGATTATATAAATGCTGGAAGCTCTTTAGATGTAACTGGCACAATAACTTTTTCAGCTTGGATAAATATAGA